AAATAAAAGCATATCGTAAAGGCGACTTCTGTAACAAATATCCTAAACACAAGATATGTTCAGGCTAATCACACTATTATTTTTAACGACATCTGTTTGGGCAACCGACCCAGTTTTTACTGTTGGTACAGAAAGCATAATAAATATACAAAACTCAGGCACAGCTCTTAATCTCGGAGACGATTCAATGAGTGGCATGAGAGATATTGGTTTTGATTTTACTTTTTATGACCAAACATTTGACCAAGTAAATATATCTATGAACGGGTTCTTTACATTTCAGTCAAACTTTAATGTATCAAGACAAAGAAATTACTTATCCGAAACGTTACCAGCAAGTTCGTTCAATTACAGCGTATTTCCAATGTGGACGGATTTAATTAATAGAAACGGTACTCGAAATCCTTATATTCAGACATTTGGCAACACATCTGATACAGACCAATACTTTGTTATTGGATGGTACAACGCAAAAGAATATAGCAATCAATTACAAAATACCTTTGAAGCTATTTTATATGAAGGTACAAATGAAATTCAGTTCAGATACGATAAAATTCAGATAAAGACACACGATATTTCCATCGGAGTTCAAGGCAACAACGAGGCCGTGACGTATTTAAGATATGAAGACAACAATAGTACCACATACATTGAGACAGATGATTTTAGTGTTACTACAGCAGAAGTTGTAGATGAATCGTTTAGTAACCTTTCCTCTGAATGTTTAGTCGACTCTTCTTACTCAGAACTTTGTGATGTCTATGATTTAACGAATGATTTTGAAGACGATGACTTTCTTTATGGTGTAGATGAAGATATAATATTTGGATATGACCAAGACGAAACATATTATGGATTTGACGACCAAGAAGATCAGTTTACTTTCGCCACTACGTCTGGTCTTGACGATGATGGTGTTTGGAGTGACGATGATTATTATTATGATAGCACTATTGTCATTTACGATACTGAACTTGATCAAGAGTACGAATTAGAGAATGACCCATTATCTATATATATTGATAGTGAGTTTGATGTTGAGCTTGTGGATGCTCTCCCGGACTTGGAAGAAATAGAAATAATAGAAGTAACTCAAGATATTGAAATAATTGAAGAATTTGATGTTTTTGAAGAAAGAATGGAAGAAGATTTTTTAGTATTTGTAGAAGAGGTAGTTGAAGAAGAGTTGTTTGATGAGGAGGAGGCAATAGAGGAAGAGGAAGAAGCCTTAGACGAATCTATTGACGATATAACTCCTGAAGAAATAAACGAAGAAACAGAAGAAACACTTGAGAGAAGAAATGTAAGACGTAACGTTAGAACAGTTAACGCTAATATAAATGATGTTGTATCATCTATCGTAGCTAATAGTTATTCTAGTTCTAATAACGGATCTAACTCAACTGTTGATGCCTCTAATGTAAACGTAGGGAACGTTAGTTCACCTACTGTTTCTAATCAAATTGCTAGTGCGCAGGTAGAGACTAATAATGTGCTGCAATCTATTGAGATACTTCCTATGCCTTCTATGGATAATACACCGTCTGTAGCGATGGCTGAGGTGCAAGTAACGACGATGGAGAACCAAATACAAAGTGTTACCTCGTCTGTGATGACTTCATCAGAAGCTGATCAAATTGCAGAGGATATTGTAAGTCAAAATATACAGGCTCAACAGGAAGAAAACCAACGAAGCCAAAGTGAGTCTGGTGAATATAATGTACAAGGACAGGCTAACTTACTTGCATTTATGGGTTACTCTCCTGGCTTTAATGATTATCAAAACATGAACATACCTGACGGAGCTAATTGGTACGAGCCTAGAACTATATATGCAAATGTAAGTTTAGATGATAATATAAATAACTATAATGGCCTAGTTAACACAAACTTAGATCAACAATCTAATATAATAGGCACACAAAACATGGAGTTTTTTAGATGACCGAAGAAGTAAAGGTAGTCGAAGTAGAAAGAAGGTCTTGGTATAACAACCCAGAAGGTTTTGATAAGTGGAGAGTTTTTCCACGCATACTAATAACATTGTATGGCATCATGTTTTACAAAACTTGCGACTGGTTTATGACATTGCCAGACCCTACTAACTCTCAATCTGCGTTTGTATCTGTTATTGTAGGTGCGGGTGCAGCTTGGTTCGGTCTCTATATAGGAAAGAAATAATGTCAATAGCAATGAGGAAAATAAAATGAAAAATATACTTGGAAAACTTCAACAGTACATTACCATAGTAGGGGTGATCACGGCCATTGGAGGCGGTTTTTACACTTGGGGACAGTTTAATTTACGTCTTGACAACATTGAGAAAAAGAAAATTAAGACTGTAAACATTGCCCCCTTACAAGAGTCTATCGCTGAGCTAACAACAAAAGTCGACAACTTAGAAAAAAGATTAGATAGAACAGAGGACAGGATTGATAAGCTTGGTGATAATGACAACCCTTTAGCTAGGTAACTTTACCTGCTCTTAACTCACCAAAACCATGAGCAAATGGTCCATCAGGCACATCTAAATACTTAGCTTGACCTGTATTTTCTTTAAGTCTTGCACGGACTATTTTTCTGTCGTCAATAAGTTCTGATACATATCTTCTGAATGTACTTTGTGATACTCCTTTCAATTCTGGTGGTAACTCACCCTCACGAGCTATAAACCCGTCTTCGCCTGTAACAGTAAATGGATTACCGTTCCTAGCTGCTTCTTTTATGACATAAACTACACTTCGTAGTCTTAGCACTTTATCTTGTTCGTCTACAACAGATATATCTTGTGACGTACCTTCTAGTAATCCCGACTCGTCGTTACGAACAAATATTCTAACCTCTCGGTTAACAGGACCATTTGATTTAACAACGGCTCCGTATATAACTTTATTTCTTTTAAATGTTTCTTCTACTTTTAAACATACTGTTTTAGCTTCTGACTCAGGAGCAGGCCATAAAGCCATGGCAAATCTACTTCCGTCTACAAGAGCTGATGTACCTCTAATTAAGTTACGAGCATGTTCTGGGGTGCGAACAGGATACTTCATGTCTATCTTAGTCATGTGATGTACCATGAGAAACGTAGCATTTGTTCTTGTTGCTAAGCTTGCAAAGTATCCTGTTACAAATGCACCATGCGATGGATCTGCATTGATGTCTGCTAGAATAAAACTAGCAAGAGGATCAATGACAACGAGAGCCAAATTATCCATTTGCATAATCTGTCGCTCAATCTGTTTCCACTCATCCGTGATAACAGGGCGACCATTTTGGATTGCAACGATAGGTACAACGCCACCATGGTCTGGGAACGGGATAATGTGTAAGTCACAGCCTGTTTCCCTAAACCTATGCCCGTTTGTATCCAACTTTTCAATACGTCTATGTATTTCATCTTTTTCATCCTCTGCTGTTAAGATAACGACATTGCCGTTATCAAGTAATGTAGCATCGAAAGCAGTATCTATTCCTACCTTGCCGTATGCTATCTTCATGCCCAAGTCTAGAGTTAATATACCTTTACCTGTGTCACCAGATGCAGCTAGTATTCCTGCAACTCCTTTAGGTAAAGTAGACTCCAACAAATATTCATAAGCTGGGGCTTTGCCTTGAACTAAATTTTTAACAGATAAAGAGTTATTTAACAAATTAATAGGTGCTGTACCTTGTGTGTTTAATACTTCATCAATGTCAAAATTTTCTTCTATTGCATCAGCTACGTCCCAACCTTTTGGTTTATAATCAGGAACATCTACAACCTTAACTGATGCACATATATTGTTTAAATGATGAGAGAGCTTGTTAGCGAACTTTTTTCCCGCTTCATCATTATCTGGCCATATGATTAAATTCTTGCCCTCTAAGACGCTCCAATCCGTTTTCTCAAGGTTAGTGTTAGACCCTCCCATGGCACTTGCTGCGGGTATATTTTTAGACATAAGTGCGTCTACGCACTTCTCTCCCTCAACAAACACGATTGTACTTGCGTTAGATATGTTTGGAATGTTGTATAAAGGTCTAATGACAGGCATTTTGTATTCGCCTGATGCTAGTCTAGGTCTAAAAGTTTTTTCTCCGTTGTCCATTTCAATACGAAGAACAGTGCATAATAATTTATTATCTTTGTCTAAATACTTATGCTCTATAACTCTTTCTTGTTTTGGTTCTTGTTTATATGTTGGTTGAGCAGGTTCAACATATGTATGCTGTAAAGGTATACCAAATTTTTCTGATATTTCTTTTACTGAGTCTTGAAAGGAAGTGTTTTGTGAGTATGACCATACATCAATAAAATCACTAAATGAATTACCACCATTAAATTCACTACCAAGTCCGTCTTTATCTAAATTAAATGAACATGAGTCCCCAGGTGCACCTTGTAAGTCACCAATAACAAATTCATTTCCCCGTATACGACCATTTGGAAACATATAACTAAATATGCTTTTTAATGACCCCTTCGCTCTTATTTTAAAATCTGTAACATCAAACTGTGCTGGAATATCATTTCCAACTTGGTTGAAGTCCAGATGATTGCTCTTTATCATTTTTTATTTCCCAACATCTATTTTTAAATTCACAAAACCTACACAAAAAACTATCTGCCTTCGCTGCTACTCTAGGCATCATCTCATCACTGCTTGTTGCTTTTAAAATATTAACCGCCGCATCTGACACCCTTTGTGCAACCTTAGCATCAAAAGGTATTTTTTCAAAATATATCTCTTGCGTGTTTTTATTTACAACAGTAAACAAGGCAGGATTATCCATTAAACCCATGTAAGCTTGGTATAAAACTACCTGTGCGTAATAAACTTGATTCGTTTCTTTTGTACCCTTTCTTTTAAACTCGTTCCATTTTTTATCGTTAGCTGATTTACACTCCCACAAAAAAGGGTAAGACCAATCAACAGGGCCATCCGTTATAATTCCATCAACATGACCTTTTATCTCTCCGTCAGCAGTATCAAAACCAAACTGACGACCTTGTTTATCTTGTGTAAGTAAATTAAATTTTGCTTTTACTAACCATGCAATAGCCAAGTCTTCAAAATCATGACCAACCTGAAATATTCTTAATGTTCTACCATCAAAATCTTTACCTTCGTCTGGAGGAGTTTGCATGTAACGATACTGTAATTTTCTCTTACATGGCTCTCCAAGAGACGAAGCCCCAAGATAAGTTCTCTTTGGTTCGTTTTGGTTTTCAAGAACCAAAGCTTCGTCAATGAATGGCATAACCAAATCACTAACATCTCCTTTGTTTGTAGGTGGATTAAGATCTATCATTTAAAAAGGAATCTCGTCATCAAAAGGTGTATCATATTTTTTATTTTTATCTGGTTTTTCTTCTGAAGATTCTTTAGAATTTACAGCTTTATAATTTACAGAACGTGACTGTGTAACATCTTCTTGTATTCTTTCGTGTAGTCTATTTCTGTAAGCAACTAAAAGTGTTGTTACTAAATCAAATATTTGATCTTGTGATATTTCAGCTATTTTAGTTTCCCAACCTATAGCCTCAAAATTTGGTACGACATCTTTTATAGTGTCTTGTACGGCTTTGTTTTCTGGTTCTGTTCCTGTATACATCTTTACTCCTTTATCAGTATGTTTGTAAATAAAATCAAGTGCTTGCATGCACCCAAAAAAGTTTAAAATATTATCTCTGCCAATCGGATTATAACTATAAACAAAAGGATTGGTCCCGATATGATTACATAATCCACAAATTCTTCTCCTTCCCGCAATCTTTACTATGTTTGATTGTTCTTTAGTTAAAGGTTTCCAACAATACATAAAGAACACTCCTAATTTGCGTGGGAGATTTTCGACAATAGGCTCTCCCACAAGCCTATAAGGAATAGGTTAAATGATATAATTACCTACTGTCTTATGCCCAAGATGGTTTTCCTGAGCTATTAGCAGGAGCCTGTGTAGGGGCTTCTGCTACTGTGCCTTGAGCTGCAACAGGGGGAGCAGCTACTGTAGTTTGCACAGGTGGGTTAGAAGGTTTAGGTTGTCTCACCAAACCATCTGGACCTTTAGGTTGTGTATATTCAGGCATACCTGGAACAATAATTCTATCAAGTTTATTGTTCTTTTTGTCGTTATACTCTTCAATACCAACCGATGTTTTGAATACTAGGTTATTTAGATCACCATAAGATGATAAAACTCTAACAGCTTTAGCTGCATCGCTCATATCTCTTGGCTCTATATTATAACAAGACTCAAGCATTGCACGAATAGTTCTCATAGAAATGTTTCCTGCTTTACTCTTACCATTGTCATCAAGACTACCACCCATAACTGTTAAGTTTGTCCAGAACTTGCGTCTTTCAAACTCACCATTAGTTACGGTAAATTCGCAATCTAAATATTGTGCATCAGAACGTTGTGATTGTTTTAGCAACCCACCGTCACCCGCACCACCTGGTCTTATTGTTAACAATACATCAACAATAGTTCCTTCTGGAATAGGTGAAAAATCTGACTGTTGTGATCCTGAAAATTGTTCGTCTGCTTCATTAAAATTTAACATTATACTGCCTCCTTTTTAGTTAGTACTTCTATGTTTGGTATGTTGTGATTTAAAGTTTCTGCTGTAGTCTTTGTCTTAGGTGCTACTAATTTTGCTAGTAGTTTACCTAAGTGCGGTTCCTCAACAGGGTTTAATTTACCGCTTCTATCCTTAGCTGGAAATCCATCAGGGTTATCTGTATGACATATAAATTCACGCCATGAGTTGCCTGTGTCATCACGATTAATTCTCATAGTGACAACTTCGTCAACAATACCTGGTAATTCATTACCAACCTTAGATCCTTCAATCTGAAGCTTGTATATCTTCTGATTAAAGTCATCCGTATTCTCATCAAGAATACCGACTAATACAACATTCTTATCTCTGACATGTTGTAGTTGTGTTAACCAATCAAGCATCTCTCTGCCGTGTAATCCATACACTGCGAGCATGTTAATTTTTTTAGTCTTTTCTGTTAACACTTCATCTTGTTGTTTACACCAACGAAAACTTAATCGACCTGCTACTGTTATTGAATCAACAAATAGTGTCTTGTACTTTTCGTGTAATGCTGCGGGGTCTCCCCACTCTTTAACAAGTGCATCATAATGAGCCTGTGAATATGGCATGTCATCACTTAAACTTGCGTTAGGGCCACCAAAGTAACAGGCAAAATTTCTTGCTTCTTGCCATGTCTCTGGTCGTATTGTGTCTCCACCCCACTCACCAAGCGCAATGTCACCAGCCTCTAGGTCCATAAATAATGTCTCTTCAGCGGGTAGTGTAAATAAAAGACTAGTTTTACCAACACCGCTTTCGCCCGCTATGACAATCTTAGCTCCTTTAGTTTCTTGTAGTCGTTCCGACGCTTTAATTATTTTCATGTTTACTCCTTCTAATTAATTAATTTATTTTTAAGTTGTTCTAGTTTTTGAGCTTCTTTATTTTCTACAGGCTCAATAAGTATACGAACAGCGGGGAGGTCAATACCAGGTGTAAATTTATCTTTATCAAAACAATGAACAACTTCAATAACTCTGCTCATTTTTGATTTAATAACAAACCTACAAAGACCCGCAAACGAAGCCTCCCCTAACGCATTTAATATGTTTTCCATATCTTTTTTAGTCACAAAGCTTCTCCTCTACACTGATATAATAATCAGGTCCTTTAGCCTCGACTGTTCGAGATTCCTCAAGAATAAGTTGTATACGAGGATCTGCATCCTTGTACTTATTCTCAGATACTTTGACAGTAATGTCAGAAATGTTTTTTGCGACTTCTGAACCAAAGTCTTCTTCTACTTTGTTCAGTGCTTCCCACAATGTATTGGTGTCCCACGTTACTGCCTTTCTTACTGTTGCCTTTACCGAAAAATCTTCTTCTTTAAAAGTAACAGTTCCGGTGTCTTTATTATCTCCACGCAATCGAGATTCAACACGCTGCGAATATCTTCGCTCGCATACTTTCTTCTCTAATGCTCGGAGGGAATCAGCAACACCTTTTAAAAGAGTAAGATCTTCATGCAACTCTTTTAGTTCTTTAACGTCGTTTGCAATGTCATCAACTTCTTTATCATGCCATTTACTCACGACCTTTTCCGCTATCGTTTTTATCTTCATATTGTCCTCGCTATATTTTTCTATTTACTTTTTCTATTCTAATCGCTAAAGTTGTCCCGTTTGTGAAACAACATATGGGAGTTTATACTACAAATGATAACCGCACGTCAACTAAAATTTTCACGAAATATTTTAAGGTTATCGACACGAGAGTTATGTGCTCTTTCTGGAGTTTCGCCTTCGACTATATCGAGGGCTGAGAATGGAGCCGATGTCAAGTACTCGACTATCAAAAAACTTGCCAAAGTTTTCGAGAGTAAAGGAATAGCTTACCCGACAAGTAAGTCTTTAAAACACCGGGGGGTGCTCGTTAACTTTGATGATTCTCACAAATCATTATGCGAACCAAAAACCAACAAGAGTGGCGACTACTTTACGTCACGATAGTATTTAACGCATTAATTATCTTTACCAACGAATTAACAGAAGAAAAACAAAACTTACTTTTCTTTAGTCGTCGTCGTGGTCTAGCTAATTCAGAGGTCTCTTATGTAATTGAGGATTAGTCTTTATCTTTAAAGTCTACATGAATAACATTGTCTGTTGAATATTCTTCATCATCGCTATCTAACCAATCACCTTCTACTTCAAATGTTATGTCTTTTTCAGTTTCAAATGTTATGTCTTTTTCAGTTTGTTTATCGTAATAACCACTAATTTTAGTTATATCAATTTCTTCTTGTTCCATAATAGAATTAAGACAAGATGTTAAGACAGCTATACCTGCTCCAACTCCTTTTACTATATTATACTGACTTACCGAAAGCATAATAGAAGTAATTGTAATTTGACCTGGTGTAAAACCTCTATCAATCATCTTGTCAAAGTATCTTCTATAAGACCAAGCTAATTCATTTGCTTGCTTATGTAGATCTTCGCTCATTGGTCGTGTTTTTGCTGCTTAACAACCTCTTCGTATCTTTTATCAATCATACCAGCTAACTCACGGCCCTTGGCTCTGTTGTTAGTGTCTGCTATTGCTGCAAGTTTTTCGTATGATGCATGATTAAGTGCTATACTTTTATATTTTTGTACGTCTGGCATAATAATTCTCCGTTGTTGTTTACCAATATTTTGTATATATATATATTTTTGTGGGATAATCAAGTAAAAAAATGGGAGCCGGTTATAATGTTAGATAATAAGAAGGATGTACCGGCTCCCTAACGAAGGAACCACAATTATATTGGGATGCATAATCGTGGGAGCAATCCCATATGTAGTATGTTTGTAACACTTCGTCAATAGATATTGATTACTTTTTATGAAACGAATATGTGGGCATAGTTACAGGCCTTGCGGATCTTTTATCTTTTTGTGAAGACAATCCAAGTCTATGTATCTTTCCTAGGACAGCGTTCCTACTTACATCTCCAAGTTCAGACGCTATCTCATACGCTGTTTTTCCTTCTAATCTTAGTTGTTTTAATTGTTGAACACGCTCATCTGTCCATTTTTTACCCATTTTATATCTCCATGTTTGTTAGTATATGTTCAATAACTTTTACAGTAAATCCGTTGCCTAACATTTTATATCTTTGCGTGTTTGATACGGCAGCTGTATAGTTATCTGGAACTGTTTGTAATCTTTCGCATTCCAATGGCGTTAGCTTACGCCAAGTTAGTTCTTCTTCTTTAACAGCTAAACTGTCTTTTGTTGATGACGTTAAAGAATTACTTTTATCGTCTTTTCTCAACTCTAACATTTGTTGAGGTTTAGTTTTTTTCCACTCAACATTTTTACCTTCTTTGTTTTTAGACCTAGCTCTTAAAGCACCACCTTTAACAGCAACTTTAGGTTCTCTATGACCACCACCCATTGTTGTAAGTGTTGGTGACTTACCATCCTCTGAGTATACTCGCTTTATAATATCGTAACCTTTTATATCTGTAGCAGTACCTACTTTTTTAGGTTTATCATAAGTAGGAACCATTGTTCTTTGTTTTCGCTCGATGCTGTTCCAAGATGCAGCTCCTTGATAAGATGCTGTTAAAACAAAAGCCTTACCATCTTTTGTTGTCATCTTTTTTAAATCTTCATGAGCCCTCTTTTTTACATAAGATGATATTTGTCCTTTATACATAGTTGCATTAAGACAAGCAGATTTTTCATCAATATCTTTAACTAAACTACCTCTCTCTCTTCCTGCAAACTCATTTTTTAAGTACTGAGGTCTTTCACCCCAATCTTCTGAGGGTTCTAATATATCTCTTAAAACAATTCCTAAGTCTTTTGGTTGCTCGATGTTTGGTATGTTCGTCCAATATAATCTGTTTCTACTTTGAGCTGATACTAAAGCTGAATTAATTTTTATTGGTTCAATACCAAACAAACTTCCATTATTACATTCTGGATATATATCTGACACTTGTTGTGAAATAACATCTTGAAATTCTTTTTTCATGCGAACATTCTCAAGCAAAAAGTATTTAGGTTTAACCTCTCTTAACAATCGAACAAATTCAAAAAATAATGCAGAACGTGGATCATCAAAAGCTAATTGCTTACCCGCAAAAGAAAATCCTTGGCATGGACTACCCGCAACTATTAAATCTATGTCATAAATAAAATCCGAGCCCGTAATATCTTTAATGTCACCGAGATGTATTGTTTCTGGAAAATTTTCTCTAGTAACTTTAATAGCATACTTATCTATTTCACTTGCATAATACTTATCTACTTTAATGCCTAAATTTTTTAGTGCAATTTGCGTGCACGACATCCCGTCAAATAAACTAAGTACATTCATTTATTTATATCCAACATTTATAATGAATGCCTTCATCTTCATGACGACTGCAAAAAACACAAAAACCATCCTCATCAAAATGATCCATTGACTCTTCATACTCATGCTGTGCTGCGAGGTATTCTTGTTTGCTCATTTCATACTCTTTATCATCTTGCATATTAATCTCCTTCGTTTAATATATTTAATATATGGGATAAAATGGATTAAATCAAGAACTAAATTTAATAATCTTCGTATGTATCAATTCGAGGACAACCTGGCTCTTCTACCCTTATTGTCATTAACATTCCTTCGTCATCATATCCTGTGCCTATATACATTGGAACACAACCTACATCTTCTGATGTTGTGCAACCAACCAACGACGAAATTAAAGATACAAATACAACTAAAACAAATAAATTAAATATTACTTTTAGCATTAACATAATTTCTCTCCCTCATTACTTCTGCTACTTGATGGTTAATAAAAATTAGAAAATCATCTGTTAACTCTTTTCTGTATGGAGTGCCGTCAATCGTAATCAACATGTACTCCATGTTAACAGAAACAAATATTCTAGGTTCTTCTTTCATTTTAATCTCCTTGCCAAGCAAAGCCGTGCTGTACTGTGGTACGCAATGCGTGGGAATGCCGTGCATTGCCGGGGACCGCATAGCCCAGCCATGATTAAGTATTTAACTACTTAATTTCATTGTGTTCCAATCAAACTCTTGAGCCTTTTTACGAGCTAAAGATTTTGTTTTTGCAACACCAACACAAACCCAACGACCAGAATACCAATTCCAATCTTTATAATCTTGGAGCCTTAACTTTGCCCAAACATTAAATTTTTTGTCTAGCATGCGTTGTTTAATCTCTATTATTTTTGGTTCTGTGAACCCTTTTTTCTTTTTACTTGCCATTTTGTTACCACATATTTTCCGAACGGACCTTTCTTGTCCGGTCTATAATCTCCCAATCCAACTCTTTTTCCTGCGTCGTCAACAATCTGTCTAAGTAATAATAATGATATGATGTCTGTATCTAACTCTAACGTAAAATCTAATTCCCAATCAAAAAATATAGGTCTAAATGCAAGTATGCGACCTCCTGTTGATGGTATGCGAACGGGACGACTATCAACGGACCATCCCTTTTTACTTTTTATTGGTATCATGCTTTCAATAATATTTACGCAAGCTGGTATCATAGACTTCTGTTGCGTGGTAACTGATCTGTTTTTTATTTTATGGAAACGACCACCTTCCATTATTGATGATGTAAGATTAGGTTGAGGTATGCATGGTTTCTTTTTATGCATATATAATTTTTGCTCACACTGTTCGTGCTCTGTTAATGGTTCTCCTTGATTGTTTGAACTAACTCCAGATGTTGCTGCTCGTGCTGCCTCATCAGTAAAGCGATTACACATAAGAGGTGAAACCCCTTGAAGTGTTATGTTGATGGTAACCATTAGTGTATTGTTTTGTTTTTATGTGTAATAAAATCATACTCTCGTATGACGACCGAAAGCAACTTAACTAATGTGTCTATTTTTTCTTCGTTAAACACACCTCTTCTTAATTCTTGTTGCACATGATTGGTTAAATTACCTAATGACTCAGCAAAAGCTTCAATAGCTTCCTCTTCTGTGCCCGGATAGGTAATTATTTCCCATTCTTCTTTAAATTTATCACTCATGAGTGTCATTATATCATTTTCCTTCTGTTTGAATAGATGTTTTTACTTCGTAGGTTGGATGTACTAATAATATCTCATGTTTTATTATCTCTCTTCCGAATTTAGGATGCCATTCAACCTCTTCTTTTACAAAACTATCGGATGTGCCGTCATCAAAAAACGGACCGTATAATTTTTTATACTCTTCTCCGTCATCTTTTTTAAATGTGACAAGTACAGCAAATACTTTGTCATTTGGATCTGGTTCTAGATCTAATACTCTAACCATTATACCTCTCCTTTTTTTATTTCAGGGTTTCTGTACCATTTCCTGGTGTCTTCATCAAAGTATACATTTTGTGCTCTAACGGGCCTATGTGATACTTTTTTACCTTTACTAGCTCTTGTTTTACCGGGCATCATTCTTTTTGCCATTCTCATCTCCATTAAGTTGTAATTTTTTTCCCATATCTTAGATTTTAAATTTATTGTCATATTTCATTTCCCCATGAATCCCAACCATCTCTTTTATTCCTCGCAAATAATTCTATTCTCGGCTCATGTGACATCTTATCAAACACCTCAAAACTTTCTTCTGGCTTTTTAGAATGCTTAGTTCTTTTCGCATAAATAAGACTTGGTATATTTCTGTGTATAGGTTTTAAATTACCTTTTACTCCAAACAAACATAATTCATGTTGTCCTCTAAAATAATAACCAATTCCAAATCTATCTTTAGCCCAACAAAAATTTGTTACATATCTAAATCCCCAATGCTCCATAACTTCTAATCCATCTTTTAAAAAATTATTTGTAACCCATAGATATAACCAACAATTATCATCAGCTAAACTGCCTACATCTAGGTCTTTTATATCTTTTGTTTTCATCAAAGGATAATGCTTATCTGCTCCTCTTTTTATTTTACCGCCACCTTGTTCTTGCCAAGGAGGGTCAGCTAGTATTGTTTTATATTTCCTCGATGGAAAATGTATCATTTAATAATCGCCCCATACTTTTGTCTTTGTACCACCGTGATACTCAACAGCATGACCTTCTTTAATTAATATTTGACAAATATCTTCACCATCTTCGGTATAGGGTATAGCCAATATTCTGCCGTATTTTCCTTTCCCTAATGATTTAATCTTTAATTTTTGGCTACATAACTCTTTAAGTCTTGCGGATGCTTTCTTGCCGAGTGCTTTCTCTGCAAGGTCTCTGGTTCTTGATTCTGGTGTATCAATACCAGCTAAACGACATCTTTGTTTGTGCAGTTTAACATTAAATCCAAGATCAAGAGTAACGTCGATAGTATCTCCATCAACAACTCTTTCTAGTTCTGCATGATATATAAATGCTTCAATTTTTGTCATCAACAACCTCCTCTACTAATTCATAATGCTTAGAACCATTTATTAATATGTAATGACCTTTCTTTGGGTCCATGTCGATTAAATCCATCCACATTTTATCTTTAGCTAACTCTAATGAATCGGCTTCAACGATTTTTTCCATACTTGTTCGTATAGTTAATCGTATATTATACTCTGGCATTATTTTACCCTCCATAATCGCCATTC